TATCTCATAATAATTAACTGTTCCAGAACATTTCATTAAAAAGATTCCCACCCACCCACCACTATCGTGTTTAAATTGATTTTAAAAGGGTTTTAACAGCTTTTTAGGGGGTAGGTAAGGGGGTAGTAGCCTAACAGCCACAAAACGCCGTAAAACTCGTTTAAATGCGTTTACGTAAATTACTCAATATGATGACCTTTGTATATATATAAGGTCTAAGCATCTCATTAACTAACTATCACCCCTTTGCGGGTACATTACTAATAAGTTTATTAGGACTATTAATGGCAAAACTAACACTGAACACTATTGGGAGTAGATATGGGTCTATTGATGCGCTGAATGATAATTCAGACCTCATCGAAGCCGCATTTGAAAACACTCTCAGCCGAGATGGTACTGGCCCAAATAACATGCTGGCCAACCTAGACATGGATGACAATTCAATTTTGAATGTGGATCAATTCTATGCAAGTAAACTTTACCTTAATGGTGAAGTAGTAGTTCTTTCAGATTTAGCAATACTAAATAGGGTGAGTGTTAAAGACTTTGATGCTGTGGGTGATGGGGTAGCAGACGACACATTTGCAATTCAAGCCGCCGTTGATGCATGTTTTACAAGTGGTAAAACTGTGTATGTGGATGCAGGGACATACGCCGTAACCAGTATTAAGATTTATCCAAACACCATTCTTCAGTTTGATGCTAATGCAACATTTAAGCAAACAGCAAACGGGTTTGCCATTCGCACATCAACCAGCCCCTCTGTAACTGTCCCAACCACTTCTGTTCTTTATGCAAAGATTTTCAATGCACGAATCAACATGAACAACTGCACTGGTGCAGGGATATTTTTAGAAGGTGCTCAATCATGTGTTGTTGACAATGCGATTATTACCAACGTAGGTAGCGGAACATTTACGTACAACGATGGCGTAACTAACAACGCAAACTACCGCACATCAGCAATTATGATTAAGGGCATCACTGGTGTGGCTGGCCCTTACTACAACCAGATCAACCATTGCCGAGCTAATGGAGGCGGTAGCTCAAACACTAACAGCGGTATTTGGCTCGGCACAACCATTGGTAGTACAGACAATCAACGAGCTAACCTAAACCAAGTTAACCACTGCGTTTTTTCTTCGTTTGGTGAAGGCATCTCAATGTGGATAGGTAGCGACAATAGATTTATCCAACCAGAAGTTTCTAGCTGTGGAACAGGCATTGTTGTTGGAAATCCAACCTTGTACACTTTGAATTCTAACGGAAATAGTTTTCACCAAGTTTATGCAGAAGCATGTACTTTAGGGATGAATCTAACGACCAGAAGTTTAGACTCCACTGTTTTTGGTTTTGCTTCGTTGTCTAGCACTACAACTGGTCTTGTAGACAGTGGTGAACGCACTTACGTTGCTGAATTAAGGGCCACCTCTCAAATTGCAAATACACCACGGTCTTATCCGGGAGGGTTTATTCTTCCAAACCCCGGAACAGCAACTGCTGGAACATTAGTAAGCGAGTTGCTAGGATATTACGAAACTGGAACTTTTACCCCAATATTAGCAGATGACCAATCAGCGGGTAATGTTGCAACCATTGGTACTGCCAGTGGCTTGTACACAAGAATTGGCAACCGAGTATTTGTGACCATCTCTCTTACAAACATAACCACCACAGGTATGACTGCTGGTAATCAAACATTTATTCGGGGACTACCTTGGAATGTAAATTCTACCACTGACCTTCGTTCGGCTGGTGCTGTTTCATTTGCGTTAATTACAACAGCCACTGGTAGCATTACTACTCGTGCAATTGCTGGAACTGATTACATCAGTCTATTTGAGCAAACAACCACAGGACAGGCAACACTTTTAGTTTCAAAGTACACCAGTGGCAGCGCAGACTTGTACATTGAACTTTCTTACCAAGTGTAATTACGAAAGCAGTACATGATAAAAATTGATTTTACTATTAATGGGTTTACAGATGCTTTGCATTTAGCTGACGATCACGGCTTGACTGATGTTGAAATTGAAGCCATGAAGCAAGCTAGATATGACAAGTGGGATGCTTTTGTCAAGAATCCCCCCATTGTAGTTGACGAGTCTGTTGAGGAGTAATTATGGCAAACAGATATTGGGTTGGTGGAACGGGGACATGGAATACTTCATCTACAACTAACTGGTCAGCATCTTCTGGCGGAGCTAGTGGGGCATCCGTTCCCACTGCTGCTGATTCTGTATTTTTTGACCAAGCTAGTACGTATACAGTTACACTAACTGGAGCATTAACTTGCTTAGATATTACAGTGTCCGCAGGTACAGTAACATTTTCTGGAAGTGGAACACCTACTATTAGTGGTTCTATGTCTTTAGTTGCAGCAACTGTTTGGAATGCTACAGGTTTAATTACATTTAATGCTACAACAACTGGCAACACAATCACTACTAATGGCGTTAGTCTTTCAGCATCTATTACCTTTAACGGTGTAGGTGGTAGTTGGCAACTTGGAAGTGCACTAACTACTGGTGCTACCCGTGTAACCACACTAACCGCTGGCACATTAGATTTGGCAAGCTATACGTTAACTAGTGGTTTGTTTACTTCTTCCAATACTAACACTAGGGTAATGGCTTTTGGTACTGGTAAGATGGTTATAACGGGCTTAAACGCATCGGTTTGGACAACATCCATATCGACAGGTTTGACCATGACCGGAACAAGGACGGTTGAATTCACCGGGGTTGGCACAGCCGGACAAACTCGCACTATAACCGGAGGGTCTACTACCACTGACGGAACTGCTGCAAATGCAGTTAATATGTATTTTAAAGCTGGTGTGGATATTATTTCACTTGGTACTGGAAACCGTGTGTACGGAACACTGGATTTCACTGGGTTTTCTGGTTCAACAATTGCTAACATTGCGCCGCAAATTTATGGTGATTTAGTGCTTTCTACGGGTATGACTGTTACTAGCGGCACTAACATATGGACTTTTGTTGCAACCACATCACAAACTATTACCACTAACGGAAAAACTATTGACAACCCAATTAGGTTCAATGGTATTGGCGGCACTTGGGCAATGCAAGATGCACTGACGCTTGGTTCAACTCGCAACTTGACAATGACTAACGGCACGTTGCAACTCAAATCTGGCACAACAAATACAGTCGGAGCACTTCTCACCGCAGGTACAAACCAAAAGTTTCTTCAATCCACAACGCCGGGAACGCAAGCTACTTTATCCGACTCAAGCGATACAAACAGTGTCAACTATTTGACCATCCGAGACATTAACGCTACAGGCGGTGCAATATTTGAAGCTTATGTTACTAATAATAACGTAAATGCTGGCAATAATACAGGTTGGGATTTTTATCCAGTTACAAATTCTATTTATGATAGTTTACAGTTACGTGGTTACACAGGAACAGTAACTGATATGTTGTTACAATATTATAAAGCAAATGGTGCTACTAGTAATAGTTTACAAGATGCAGAGTCTCAGTTTTTAATTATTAAAGGTTATACTTTAGGTAGTAATACCGATAAGTGGTATGCTTATTTACGTAGTTTAAGTTTTACTGGAACTGTTACTGACATGTTATTTGACTATTGGAAAGACCCTGTATAATGTCTGAAATAAGCCACAAAGAAATTTATGAGCGACTTATTGCTGTTGAAAACAAAGTTGATACAGTTGCACAAAATACTAAAGATGTAGTAAACGCTTTTCATGCAGCACAAGGGGCATTTGTTGTTTTAGAATGGATTTCTAAAATAGCTAAACCTTTATTATTTATTGTTGGTCTTTCTACTGTTTGTGTAACGTGGTGGAATAACAGATGATTGCTGAACTTGCTGCTGCTAATGCAGCTTTTCAAGTTATTAAAACTGCATTAAACAACGGTAAAGAACTATCAGCTATTGGTGGTAAAGTTTTTGATTATTTTGATAATAAAGCAAAAATACAAGAAAAAGCTACTAAGAAAACAAATAAAAATGGTGATCGTTCGGATATGGAAGAATTTATGGCTCTTGAGCAGCTTAATGCCCAAGAGACTGAGTTACGTGAACGTATGATATATGCAGGTCGCCCCGGTCTTTGGGAAGATTGGATAAAGTTTCAAGCACAAGCTGCTAGCCGTAGACGTAGAAATAAAGAAATTGCTGCACGAAATGCACTAATTCGCAAACAAAAAATAAGTGATTTGATTGACGTTATAGTTCTATCTGTAGCATTTATTATTTTGGCTATACTAATATTGTATGGTATTTATATTTACGTTGTATATTTTTAATAGGAAGAGTATATGTTTCCATTAGCTGCAATATTAGATGTTGGTACTAAACTTATAGATAAACTTATTCCTGATCCGCAAGCTAAAGCACAAGCACAACTTGATTTAGCTAAAATGGCACAGGATGGTGAGTTAGCTAGATTAACTAACGACACTAAACTATATGAGATAGAACAAACTGCTGTATCAAATAGGTGGCAAGCTGACATGGGGTCAGATTCTTGGTTGTCTAAAAACATTCGACCAATGGCCCTTATTGCAATTTTTGTAGCATACTTTGTATTTACAATGATGAGTGCTTATGGATATAACGCACAAGAATCATACGTACAGTTACTAGGTCAATGGGGACAAATTATTTTCTTAGCTTATTTTGGCGGTAGAACTGTTGAAAAATTAGCAGATATGCGGAGTAATAAATGAAACTATCCAATAACTTTACACTTGAAGAATTAATTAAATCAGAGACAGCAATACGCCGTGGCATTAATAATACTCCTTCCTCTAGTGTCGTTGAAAATTTACAACAACTGGTTACTAACGTGCTGCAACCCATACGGGATAAGTTTGGCCCCATTACTGTAACTAGTGGTTATCGTTCAGCACAGTTAAATGTAGCTATAGGTGGTAGTGCTACTAGTGACCATGTATTAGGCATGGCAGCAGACATTGAAGTTCTTGGATTAGACAACAAAGTTTTAGCGCAATATGTCCAAAATAATATTAAATTTACGCAATTAATATTAGAATTTTACACTGAGGGTGATCCTCACAGTGGTTGGGTACATATTAGTTATGATAAAGATGATTTAAAACAAGAAGTATTAACCGCCGTTAAACGTAACGGTAAAACAGTTTATTTAAAAGGAATCTAAAATGCCATTAAAAGAAGGTAAAAGTAAATCAGCTATTTCTAAAAACATTAAAAAAGAAATGGATAGTGGTAAAAGTCAAAAGCAAGCTGTAGCAATTGCTATGTCTAAAGCAGGTAAAAGTCTGCCAAAACGAGGCGAACGAACTGCTAAAAATAAAGCTAAAAAATGAAGCTCGCTTACATAATTTGGGAAGATGCATCTGAATTAGATGTAACTGCATGGACATTTCAAGACGAAGGATTTGTGTATGTGCCAGTGTTATGTAAGCAAGTAGGGTGGGTTGTTTATGATGGCCCCGAAGGTATTATTCTTACGCAAGCAGTTACTAGTAATGGTGAAATAGCTAGACGTAATCAAATACCTAAACAAATGATTAGGAGTATCGAATGGTTGACCGAACCAAGTTCCTTGATGGCAGCGGCAAGCGAGTAATATTACAACTCTTTAAAGAGTTTGCTCGTCCTGATGTTAAGTTTAAACCTGTATATACATTACAAGAATGGAAAGATGTATTTCTTGATTGTCGTGATCCTTCAGAATACCAACCTGCACAACTATTGCTTGGGGATTGGGAACACTGGCTTGAAGTACGTAACCATGCTTTAATTAAACCACATGTAGATAAGTGGCAAGCCGAACTAGAAGTAAAGTTGCGTTCAGAAGCAATTAATCAAATGAAGAGTCATGCTAAACAACCGGGAGGCACTGCTGCTGCTAAGTGGTTGGCTGATAAAGGATATGCCTCAGAAGCCGTTAAAAAGCCCGTAGGAAGGCCTAAAAAGGAAGAGGTAGAACTACCCCCTATCCCTAGTCGTATTGCAGGTGATATGGCTCGTTTAGGAATTGTAATTGGAGGTAAACGATAATGCCATTTATGACCAACGGTAAACGTGATTATAAAAAACAATACGAAAAGTATGATGGTAAAGAGGATGTAAAAAAAGATCGGGCTAAACGTAATGGTGCACGCCGTATGTTGGAGCGTGAAGGTAAGGTTAGCAAAGGTGACGGTAAAGATGTAGACCACAAAAAGCCACTAAGTAAAGGTGGCAGTGCTAGTCGTGGTAATTTACGTGTTACTAGTAAGAGTGCTAATCGTAGTTTTGCCCGTAAGAAGAATGGAACAATGAAATGAAACCCAAATCAAAAGTTAATTCTGCTAATGTTTATACAAAACCAACTATGCGTAAAGAGTTGTTTAAAAAAATTAAAGCTGGCACTAAAGGTGGTGATCCCGGTGAGTGGTCAGCACGTAAAGCACAGTTGTTAGCTAAAGAATACAAAGCTAAAGGTGGAGGGTATAAATCATGAGTAAAACTGCTAAACACTATTTACCAAGTGGCAAAGAATATAAAGGCCCAATTCATAAGATGGGCAGCCAGTTACATACTGGAGCAAAACACTCTGAAAAGAGTCAAAAACTTAGCCATACACCGCCTAAGAAAAAGAAATGAAAAATCCACAACAATCTTTAAAGGAGTGGACAGCACAAAAGTGGCGAACATCTGATGGTAAACCATCTAAAGGTAAAAAACGATATTTACCTGATGCTGCTTGGGATGCACTTTCTTCTTCTGAAAAAGCTGCTACTAATAAAGCTAAAGCTAAAGGAAATGCTAAAGGCAAACAGTTTGTAGCACAACCTAAAAAAATTGCTTCTAAAACATCTAAATATCGTTAAAGGATATACATGGCTAAAGACCCAAGATTAGAACGTGCTGGTGTATCTGGTTTTAATAAACCTAAACGCACACCTAGTCATGCTACTAAATCACACGTAGTAGTTGCTAAAGAAGGCGACAAAGTAAAAACTATTCGTTTTGGTCAACAAGGTGTGACTGGTGATAAACAACCTACAGCACGACAAAAAAGTTTTAAAGCACGACATGCTAGTAACATTGCCAAAGGCAAGATGAGTGCTGCATATTGGGCAGATAAAGTTAAATGGTAATGACTGAAAAAGAACTAGTAAAGCAAGCGGCAGAAGCTGACTTGCTTACATTTATTCGTCTTGTTGCACCCCATCGTGTGTTGGGTTCAGTGCATGAGGAGTTGTGTGCTTGGTGGCAACGTCAAGATGCTAAGGATAACCAACTTGTGTTGCTTCCTCGTGACCACCAAAAGAGTGCAATGATTGCCTATCGTGTGGCACACCACATTACTAAGCATCCTGAAGCTACAGTGTTATATGTATCTGCTACAGCTAACTTGGCTGAAAAACAATTAAAAGCTGTTAAAGACATTCTATTATCTGATATTTACCGTTTCTATTGGCCTGAGATGGTTAATGAAATGGAAGGTAAACGAGAGCGTTGGGCTGCGGATGAGATTAGTGTTGACCACCCTAAGCGTAGAGCAGAGGGTATTCGTGATGCAACTATTAAAGCAGCAGGTATTACAGCTAACGTAACAGGGTTGCATTGTTCTGTTGCTGTGTTAGATGACGTAGTAGTCCCTGATAATGCCTATTCTCAAATTGGACGTGACCAAGTAAGGGCATTCTATTCACAATTATCCTCCATTGAATCTACTGGTGCTAAAGAGTGGGCTGTAGGTACACGTTACCATCCCGGTGACTTGTACAAAGATATGATGGAAATGAATGAGTCCTACTATGATGAGGATAAGGACGAAGAAGTCGAGTTGGAAGTGTACGAAACATTCGAACGTGTTGTCGAGACTAATGGTGAATTCCTATGGCCTAAACAACGGCGTACAGATGGTAAGACTTTTGGTTTTGACCAAAAAGAATTAGCCCGTAAAAAAGCAAAGTATTTGGATATTACTCAGTTTTATGCCCAATACTACAATAACCCTAATGCTGTGGAAACACAGCTTATTGACCGTAGTAGGTTTAACTACTATGAAAGGGATAAGATTGAAAACTTTAGCGGTGCTTGGTACTTTGGTGATAAGCTTCTCCATGTGTATGCAGCTATGGACTTTGCTTACACAGTCAGTAACAACTCAGACTATACTGTTATTGCTGTGGTAGGTGTAGACGAAGATAATAACTATTATGTCCTTGATATTGACAGATTTAAAACAAACAAGATTTCTGTTATGTACGATAGGGCTGAATCAGTGTTTAGGAAGTGGCGATTTAAAAAGATGCGTTGTGAGATTGTAGCTGCACAGCGACTCATTGTAAGCCAGTTCCGTGACTACATGCGTAGTCAAAACATTGTGTTTACCATTGATGAGTATAACCCCCCTAAGACTATGAACAAAGCAGAGCGCATTGCTTCTATCTTAGAACCCCGTTATACCAACAATCAAATCTGGCACTACAAAGGCGGTAACTGCCAAGTGCTAGAAGAAGAACTCATTATGAATAACCCTGAGCATGATGACGTTAAAGATGCTTTAGCGGCTTGTGTTGAGATTTGTAAATCCCCAGTATCTAGCAGGTCATGGGGTAAGAAATCAAACATCATTGCATTTAATTCTAAATTTGGTGGCGTAGCCTACTAAGAGGACAATATGAACGAAAACGTACAAGTAAGTTTTGATAACGATAGCCTAGCAAATAAAATTGCTGATATGTGGGTTAAGTGGGACACTAACCGTTCGGTATGGAAATCAGACCAACAAGAGTTACGTAACTACTTGTTTGCCACTGATACACGTAAAACTAGTAATAGTAAACTCCCTTGGAAAAACTCTACAGTAACTCCTAAACTAACTCAGATTAGGGACAACTTACATGCCAACTACATGGCTGCGTTGTTCCCATCTGAGACTTGGTTTTTTTGGGAAGCCACTGATAAAAGTGAAGAGTTAACTAAAAAGCGTTATGCCATTACTAACTACATGAAACAGAAGCTAAAAGCTTCTAACTTTCAACTTCTTGTTTCTCAACTAGTTTACGACTACATTGATTTTGGTAACGTAGTTGTCACATATGATTATATACGTGATGTTATTAGTGACGCTACAGGTAATGTAGTTAGTCGCTACATTGGCCCTAAAGCCTATCGCATTAATCCTACAGACATTGTGTTTAATCCGTTGGCTGAAACCTTTGATAAGACCCCTGTAGTGCGCCGTATGCTTAAATCACTAGGCGACTTGATGACTGACATTGAGACTAAGCCAGCACTAAACTACAGCAAAGAAGTGTTAAACAAAGCTTTACAGTTCCGTCAAAACTATCGTGATGATCCAGAGTTCAAGAAAGAATTGAACATGGCTATTGATGGCTTTGGTAGTGCTGACGAATACCTAGAAAGTGACATGGTTGAGTTGCTAGAGTTTTGGGGAGACATTTATGATCCTGAAAAGAAGCTGCTTTTACGCAACCAGTTAATTACAGTTATTGATCGTAAGTGGATTTTACGTAAACAACCTAATCCAATGTGGACAGGTAGCAAACCCATGTTCCATTGTGGTTGGAGATTACGTACAGATAACCTTTGGGCACAAGGGCCACTAGACCAGTTGGTTGGTATGCAATACCGAATTGACCATTTGGAAAACTTGAAGGCAGACGTATTTGACCTCATTGCCTACCCTGTTATGGTGGTCGGTGGTAACACTGTGGAAGAGTTTGAATACGAACCCGGAGCCACTGTGTTCGTTGGTGACGAAGGTAGTTTAACTTTCTTACGTCCTGATGCTACAGCATTACAGGCTGACATGCAGATTAATGAGCTTATGAACCGTATGGAAGAGCTTGCAGGAGCGCCTAAACAGGCTATGGGTATCCGTACCCCCGGTGAGAAGACAAAGTACGAAGTACAAAGCTTAGAGAACGCTGCTGGACGTATTTTTCAAAGCAAGGTGAGTTGGTTTGAACGAAACATCCTAGAACCTCTACTAAACGGCATGTTAGCTGAAGCTGTACGTAACTTTGAAGGTGTTGAGCGTATTCGTTCAATTGACGAAGATTATGGTACTGAATCCTTTGTAGACGTTACAAAAGATGACCTAATGGCTGCTGGTAAAATCTATCCTTTAGGTGCTCGTCATTATGGTGAACAAGCAAGATTCATTCAAGAATTGTCACAAACTATGGCTGCTGTACAAGCTATGCCAACTGTGGCTGCTCATATCAGTGGTAAAGCTATTGCTAAAGCTTTGGAAGAGAATTTAGGTTGGCAGAACTATCGTATTGTTCAAGACAATGCTATGATTTTTGAACAAGCTGAAACACAACGACTAATGAATCAGGTATCTGAAGACATTCAAACTGAGGCCACAATTAGCCCTGAAGGGCCAGATGTTGACATGCCTCAGTAATTGTGGTAGTATATTATATATAAACTAATATAAGGAATATATAATGAATAAAGTATTATTAAATAATAAACCTAAAGATAGTAGTAATGAAGAGTTTATTAAAGCTTGGAATAATAGTAGTTATACATTAGAAGCTTTATATAAAACACTATTATCTTTAAAAGAAGATATTAGTAATATTAAAAAAGATGACTTTGATTGTCCTAACCATTATGCTAAACTAGCGTACAACTTAGGACAAATTAAAGCATATGAGTTTATCATGTCAATGTTACCAGATACAGCTAAAAGGTGACATTTTTTAATTAGCCTACTCTAAGGCTACCAATTTTTAGGAGAACTTCGCATGACCAATGCAACAATTTTTAGTGGTGAGACAGACAATTCTTCCACTAACCAACCAGCAGCGACAACTGATGGATCGCTTTTCACTGCACTTGTGGGTGAAACGCAAAAATACAAAACTCCAGACGAGTTAGCTAAAGCTTATAATAACGCTGACCAGTTTATTGAAACCTTAAAAGAGGAAAATCGTAAACTACGTGAGCAAGCTGCTTCAGCTAAAACTATTGATGAAGTTTTGGAACGTATGTCAAAGCAAAGTGGTGCACCAGAGGCCGACAATCCTCCTGTACAGGGTCTAACCCCTGATGTTGTGCAACAGCTTGTAGAGAAGACGTTAGAGGGTCGTAAACAGCAAGATACTAAGACAGGCAATTTGCTTAAAGCTGATGCTCTTATGAAAGAGAAGTTTGGTGATAAAGCAGAACAGATGTTTAAGCATAAAGCTTCAACTCCTGATAAAGCCCGTATCCTTATGGAACTAGCTGCGACTGATCCGACTGAGTTTGTATCTTTGTTCGGTGGTGGGTCATTCCTTCCAGCAAATAACTTTGATAACAATTCAGTAAATACCACTTCCGTAACTTCAAATGGCGGTGATCGTAGTAAGATAGAAGGAACAAAAGAATGGGCTACTAAAGTCCGTAAAGATGATCCTAACACTTACTGGTCACAAGAGTTTCAATATAAGTTACAACAAACTGTTTCTAAAAACCCGACCTTATATTTTGGTCAATAAGGAGAATTAAATGGCTGGTGTTGATTACGCAAAGGTTAATGAAAACCTCGTTCGTGCAGAACTTTGGTCTGCTGAACTAAAAGACGTTCTACAAGAACAACTCATGGGCACACGCTACGTGCGTATGCTAAATGGTTTCCCTGATGGCAACCAATTCACAATTCCTTCTGTTGGTGAACTACCAATGCGGGAAACTGCTGAACTAACCCCCGTTGTGTATGACGCAATGGATACTGGTGAGTTCAACTTCACTATTGATCGTTACGTTGAATCTGCTACCTATATCACTGATAAGGCTAAGCAAGACAGCTATTACGCTCAACAATTAATTGGTATGTTTCCTACCAAGATGCGCCGAGCTTTAGATGAGAACTTAGAAACTTCTGTTTTCTCTTTAGCTAACACACAAACTGCTAACAACGCCAACTCAATTAACGGTGCTTCACACCGCTTCATTGCTTCTGGTAGTTCTAACAGTTGGTGCACAAGCTTTCATTAACAACCCACAATTCGGTGGTATTGTTAACGGTGGTTTCGTGAACGAAGTTACTGGTATGCGTTTCGTTAAAAACATTTTCGGCTTTGACGTTTATGTTTCTAACTTCCTAGCTACTCCTACTGACACAGCTATTAACGCTGATGGTCGTGGTAGTGTTAACACCCCTGCATCCCCTGTGACTAACGTGTTTATGTCTGTTGGTGGCGATCTAACTCCTTTCGTTGGTGCTTATCGTCAAATGCCTCGTGTTGAATACGAGCGTAACAAAGACCTACGCCGTGACGAGTATGTGATGAACGCACGTTTTGGACTCAAGCTATATCGCCCTGAGTGCTTAGTGTCAGTCATCTCTAAGTCTACCATCTAAACTAACTAACACTAGGGGATTTCTCCTAGTGTTTTTTATCTAACATATAAAGGAATTTAAAATGACTCGTCAATCTACTTGGACTAACGCCGATGGCTTAGTTGTCGGTTTCGGCCCTAACCTCCCTGAACGTAACGTTGCAGGTGATTATTCAACTGATGGTGCTTTTAAAGAAGCAGTGTTACAGATTACATTTCAATCATCTGGCGCAGTGATTCCAGTCCCTGCTGGCAGTGCTGTTGTGGATGTTAACCTATTAGTTGGTACAGCATGGGTAGGCGGTACTAAAGTTGAAATTGGTGATGCAACTGATCCTGATGGCTGGATTTCAGCTACTCAAGGTGCTACTGCTAACCTAACTGCTGGTGCTGATATTGTTGCTGGTGGTTCTTATGCTATTGGTGACGCTGCTACTAACCGTGGCTTAGCTAAGGTGTATGCTACTGCAACTAACCTAACTGCAACCATCACTGGTACATTCACTGCTGGTACAGCTACTGTCGTAGTACGTTACATTTAATGTAAATTAACGGGGAAACTCTCATAAGGGGTTTCTCCGTTTCCTTTTGGAGAAATAGATGGCTAATATTCAGCACTCAGCACTTACTGACCCTCAACTACATGAACCTAAAGGGGCATCTACTGCCGCCAGTGGTAAAGTGTATGTAGCTAATGGTAGTGGTAGTGGAACATGGCAGTTTATTGCTGGACACGCATACGGTGATTTATATATTACTGCTAGCAGTGTTTCTCAAACATTATCTGCTTCTAGTGCTTTAGCTAAATTAAATCCAACTGGTGCATGGGTTGCTAACGGATACCAGAACATTACACCTTCCGCAGCTAATGGACAGTTTACAATTACACAAGCAGGTATTTACCAACTTGATTTTTGGATTGTATTTGAAACTGCTGCAATTGCTAGCGGTGCAGCGTATAACTTTCATTATGCTGTAAACGGCACTGCATCTACACGTAAAGTGTATGTTAAAAAAACAACCAATGGTGTGGATACATTACACTTAGCTTCTAATGGGTATGTTACTTTAGCTGCTAATGACATTGTTACAATACAAGTAGGTGGTGATGGTACTTCTTCATCTACTGCTATTATTGCTAAAGAAGCTGGTTTAAGTTGTTTACTAATTGATCCCTCATAAGGAAGTGTATGGCTAAACTTTCTTTACTAGACATGACGCAGAACATTCTTTCTGCATTAGATTCAGACCCCGTAAGTAGTATAGATGAAACAGTAGAAGCTGTACAAGTTGCAGAACTTGTTAAAGAGGCTTACTTTGAATTACTAAGCCAGCGTGACTGGCCTTTTCTGTTTCAACTTGCACCATTACAAGCATTAGGTGATACTAATAACCCTACTAAAATGAAAATTCCAGATACATGGAATAAAGTTAAATGGGTCAAATATAATAAAAAAGAAGTAACGTGGGTAGACCCTCAAACATTTAACGACATTATTACTAACCGTGTTGCACAAAGTGGTGTTATTAATGCTAATGGATATGTCATTAACCAAGACCCTCAATACTGGACTAGTTATGACGATCAGTTTTTAATTTTTGATGGTTATAATAGTAGTGTAGATAATACGTTACAGGCTAATAAAAGTAGTGCCTATGGCACACAACAAGCTAGTTGGACACACATGGATAATTTTGTTCCAGCTATTCCCGAAAAGTTTTTTCCTACATTGTTAGCTGAAGCAAAGAGTCAAGCATTCGTTAACTTAAAGCAACAAAGTAATGCTAGAGAAGAACGCAAAGCAACTAGAGGACGAATGGCAATGCGTAACGATAGTTGGAAAAATGAAAACGGTGAAGTTAAATACAACACACGAGTTAATTACGGGAGATAACATGGCTACTAAACAAAAAAGTGTTGATAAACAAGTTAAAGAAGTATTAAATCAGTCTCCTAAAGTTGAAGAAGTAGAAGTAAAACTTAAGTATGAAATGCCTGAAGAACTTGAAGATGTTAACAAACACAAATGGAAAGGCGAAATGAAATGACCACTGCCTACGATAAAGTCATGGAAAAACACCAAGAAAAAAAGTTAGTAGCTAAAGAACGTAAAGAAGAACGTGAAGAGTCAGGCATTGTAAATAAACTTGCTATTGATCGTACTCCAATGGGTTTATATCAGGCACGTTATTCAATGCGTGGCCCTGTACCTGATGAACTCAAAGGTTTGTTCACACGTAAAGAACGTATCTTAGCAATTGCAAAACAACGAGGTATCGAAGTTGAAGAAGTCACTACGTAAAGAAGACGCTATGCAACGTCAACAACGTCTTGCTAAATTAGTAGAAGTTGGTGAAAAAGCTAAGCGTGAATTAGGTATTGAAGAACAACCAAAAAAAGATGACGTAAATCGTCATAAGTGGAAAGGTGTAATGTAATGTCAGCACAAGCTTCAGTAAAGGATTCGTTTACGTTTGTAGGTGGTCTAGTCACTGAAGGCGGCTATTTTCTTACGCCTGAAAACAGCTACAAAGAAGGTGTTAACGTAATCCCACAAGTTGACGGTACTATTGAACGCCGTAATGGTTTGGATTATGAAACTGGATATAACTTACATGCTGCTGCCATTACTGCTGACAGTAAAGATTTATGGGCCTTTACCACAGGTACATGGTCTACTGTAGCTGGTAGTGGCAATAGGGATTTTATTGTAACGCAGACAGGTCGTTATTTAAACTTCTATAATGCTGCTACTGGTAGTGTTAGTGCGTCACGCAATACAGTGTTTCGTATTGATTTAGAAACCTACAAAGTTCCCGGTAACCCCAACACTGTTGGTTCAGGAATTTGTAGTTTTGCTCCTACTTATGGGCGACTTATTGTTACTAGTGCAGACACGTTACCATTATTAGTAAGTTATGCACCAGTTGAAGGTAATGAAAATACATGGGGAACTTTTACAGTTAAAACACTAGATTTAGAAATTCGTGATTTTAAAGGTGTTGCACTTATTGATAATAGTGGTAATAGTGTTCCAATTAATGCTGAATACGATGATGCAGGATGGGCAGCATTAGGTGTAGATGTTACTGATGTTAAATATAACTTGTATAACCAAGGTTGGACAGATACACAAATTAATTCTTATAAAGGTGCTAACTCAAACAAATACCCAGCTAATACTAAAAGTTGGATTTATGGTAAAGATAGTAATGATGATTTCAGCCCCGGATTCTTAAACAAACAAGATTTTGGTAATTCTCCTGCTCCTAAAGGACACTTTATTATTGATCCTTTTGAAGACATTGTATATCGTCCTAAAGTATGTGCTTTTTTTGCAGGGCGTACATGGTATGCAGGTATGCCAACATCTGACTTATTAGGAACTGTATTTTTTAGTCAAGTATTAGATAATATTGATAAAGTAGGTAATTGCTATCAAACTAACGATCCAACATCTGAAGTTATTAGTGATTTAGAAGATGATGATGGTGGTACTATTGAAATTCCTGAAGCTGGTGAAATTGTCTCATTACAACCACTAGGTCGTGGTATTATGGTATTTGCCACTAACGGCGTGTGGTTTATTTCTGGTGTAGACCAAGGTTTTAAAGCATCTAACTACGCAGTTGATAGGGTATCGGCTGTAGGTTGTTTAGCAGGTAAAAGTGTTGTAGCTGTAGAAGACACAGTGCTTTATTGGAGCACTAGTGGTATTTATGTTGTTAGTGCAACTAATTCTGTAGAATATACAGCTACTAATATTAGTGAAAAAAACATTAAAACTTTTTATCAAGACATTCCAATTTTAGGTAAATTGTATGCTGAAGGCTCGTATAATGCTACAAATAAAACTATTTATTGGTTATATTCAAACTCAAGTAATACATCTACTAGTAGTGGTAGATTCAATAAAAACACTATTCTTGCCTTTGATGCCCGTTTAAATAGTTGGTATTGGTTTTCCATTAATACCTCTATTGGTGTTATTCCTGTATCTATTGAGGTTACTAAAGAAACAACTACTATTACTAACGAGTACGAAGTTATTGCTGGTGTAGATGATGTAATAGCTAATACAGATAATGTAATTGCTAACGTAGCTAACGTGTCTGGTACAAATAAAGCATATAAAATACTAATATTACATCCAGTTAACAGTAACAATTATTCTGTAACGTTTGCTGATTTTGATAATACACGAGATAGTTCTACTAAGTTTAAAGACTGGTATTCCTTCAACAGCGTTGGTGTTGAGCAACCTGCCTATTTTATTACTGGATATAACATGGGTGGTAATGGCCCTGCTAGGATTAAATCGGGGCAATATCTAACTGTCTTTATGAAGCGCACTGAAACAACATTTGATAGTAATACTATTCCACTCAATCAAAGTAGTTGTAAAATGCAAAGTCTTTGGGATTTTACTGACAATAATTACCCCGGTAAGTGGGCTGCTGAAGTAGAAGTATATCGTCAACTACGTCCTTACTTTGCTAATCCTAGTACTACATTTGATGATGGTTATCCACTAGTTATTTCAAAAAATAAATTACGTGGTAGAGGTAAAGCAGTGCAGTTTAAGTTTACTGCACAAGCTGGTAAAGATATGAAGATTGTAGGTTGGACAGGAACATTTGTGGGGAATACTAATGTTTGATGTATTTTGGGAAGATGAAGATGGGACATTAAAGTTTCAACATCACATGGGGCGTGTTTACGCACATGCCGTTACTAATAAGTGGAATAAACGTGTGTACATGAAATGTCTAGACGTATGGCATGTTGCAAAAGAAGAACTAAGAGAAGCAGGGCATAACGAAGTGTTTGTACTTATTCCTGCTGACAATCAAACGTTAATTAGGTTTGAAACAATTTTTGGCTTTAAACCTGTTAAACAAATTAACAATGCTCTTTTAATGGTTTGTTCAACGGAGAAATAAAATGGGAATGGATCCAATTACTATAGCATATATTGCTCTTGGCGCATCAGCCGTAAGTAATATTTCTAGTGCTAATCAACAAAAAAAAGCAGCACAAGCATCACAGCGTCAGTATGAAGCGGAAGGACGTAAAGCTGAAATACAAAATATTCGCTCTATGCGTCAGCAAATTCGTGAAGCTCGTATGGCACAAGCATCTATGACTAACGTAGCTGCACAAACAGGTGGTATGGGTGGTAGTGGTTTAGCTGGTGGAACAGCTAGTGTTGGTTCTCAACTAGCTGGTAACTTAGGTTATATGGCACAAATTGCAGAACAAAATACTGCTATTACTAATGCAGCAATTAGTGCTTCTAATTTCCAAACTGCGGGTACTATTTTTGGTACTATTGGTAATCTAGCTGGTACATATGCTAAAATAAATACTCCTACTAAACCTACTACACAAGGTTAATAATGATGTTATACGAAGAAGATGGTGCAGCACAACCTGAACAAAGCTTATACACTGCTGAAGACACTGTAGCTGCTCCTGACACTAGTGTGGGAAACTATTCAGTTGTTAAAGGCATTGTAGCAACGGCTACTGGAAATACAGATATTTCAGATGAGATTAATTTTGACCAGTTTGTAGATGGTAATTGGCGTACCACTGTACCTGAACAGAATAACATTGACCGTGATATTGCGGTTAAAGCTGCTTCTGAAGGTAACGTAAATATTGTACAACAAACACTAGATAGTGTTGCTGCACGTAATCGCATGTACGGTGAAGTTAGTATTAATAACGTTAATGATGTTCGTGCTAAATTAAAAGAACTTACAACACAAGCTGTAGAAACAACTGCTGTACGTAATCCTTCTGTTTTATTTAATAACACTCCTGCTGAAATTAACGAGTCTACTACTCGCATGTCTAAGCGTTTAAGTGCTGCTGCAACACTAGACAAAGCTATACAAGATGGTAAAAGTTGGTCTACTATTGGCTTAGGATTTTTATATGAGTTTACTCCAATGGCTGCTGAACAAGGTGCAGCTATTGATAGAGTAGCAGTTAAATATGGCGTCCCTGCGGATGCCATTAGTCGTACTTCTGGTAGATCACAAACTAAAAGTTATTTACAAGCTGCATTTAATGCACAACCTGAAGAGTTAAAAGGTGAGTGGTTATCTGGTTTGTATAACGATTTAAAAGATAGTTGGTTGATTACTGATTGGCAAGCTGCGTTACTAATACAAGAGGTTGCTACTGGTGAAGAACAAACGTGGGATGGTTTATCAGATTGGTTAGATAGACTAGGTGTAGTAGGTGCTGCTCTAGCAGGTGGTGGTGCTGTTATTAAATCAGCAAAACTATTTAAAAATGCTAGTGCATTACAAAGTGTAGAACGATCACTAACTGCTGCTGGTGGTAAGAATGCTATTATGGCTGCCGAAGCTGCTAAAATTGCGTCACAAGTGGCTAACAAACAACGCTTACAAGCTGTAGGTGTAGTTGCTGGTGAACTAACAGGTATTAGTACAGCCATTGACTTAGGTAAACTAGTCAGCATGAATGCTGCTAAAATACTACCTGATGCCATTACAACGGCTGCTGATGATTTACAAAAAACTATTCGTGCACCTGTTGAGAAACTAATTGCCGAACTACAAGATGTAGTTGCGTCTAAAGGTGTTCGTGCATCTGAAGCTGCTGCTGAACTTACAGACTTACAGCGCATCTATTCTAAAACAAACAACCCTAACGTACACTCAGTAGACCCATTCACTCTATCTGAGAATGGTTTAGTTATTACTGGTAAAGTATTTTATAAACCAGATACAGCGTCTAGTTTCTTAACTAAAGAGGCGGCTGAGTCCTACATTAAAGTTGCCGATCCAACAGGGTCTATTGGCATGAAGGTTGTACCTGACACTACTAACACAGGCTTTTTGGTTGAAGAGAGTGTTAAGAAAGATTTACAACTACGTAAATCTGCACTAGAAGCATTGGTATTAGAAGAACTAAATAAGAGTAAACCTAAGCGTGGTAAGAAAGCACCTACTGTAGAAACACCCCCAGTAGAACGTGCTCCAGCACCTAAAGCTCTAACAGATAGTAAGCCTCGTTACAAAACATCACAACTTACATTTGAAGACGATGTAGATAAAGCTGCCTATCAAATTGGTAGTAAAACTGCTACTAGTAAGAGTGATAAAGAAATTAAGACTTGGTTACAGAATACAACTGGTTGGGATGATGCCACCATTGCTGGTCATGCACAAACTGTACGTGACTACATCAAGGCTAACGAAGGCATGGTAGATGATGCAGGTAACATTGTGGTTGCTAGTCAAGTACCAGTAGGTCGCCCTTCTTCAATTGCACAAGTTGATGCTAATATTTTATTTGCTAACTTACAAGTTGCCTCCGGTACTACCACTGTTGGCAACATCACTATGTCTGCTGGTGTTAAGAAGGCATTTGTTGTAGAGTTTGTTAGCAAGCTAGGTAAAGCACTAGGCATGGACAACCGTAAACTTGTAGTTATGGACTACGAAGATATGGTTAAGAGTAAAGACCCAACAGTACGTGCACGTGTAACAGACATAAAACAAAACCACGGTAGTGCTGGTGCTATACATTATGACTACGGTAATGGTCAATCGTTAATCGTAATGCGCCGAGGTACAAATAAAAATCCTTTATCACTACGTCAATACATGGAAAACTTTGCCCATGAATATGGTCACGCTTTTGAAGCAGAGTTTTCTACAAAGTATTTTGGCATTATTAATAGTAGTTTTAACAAGTGGTTGCGTGCTAAAGGCATTAAGTTTACAGGTGAGGGGGACACTAAGTCTGTTCTAGATGTGTTCCCCCCTGAAGCATTATTAGAATATCGTTCCATTACCAACGCAGAAGACATTGCTGTCAACTGGATTGATAAGTGGGCTGGTGGTGACTACGGTAAGTATCAGGCATACGAATCTCAGATTCACAAGTGGGCATCTAGCTACAGTGAATTCTTTGCTGAGAACTTTGCTAAATGGGCCTTCAGTGATGAAATACCTACCACGGTATTAGGACAGGCATTTAAGCGCCTTGTAGACGGTTTTAAGCTAATTGCTAGCGATGTTATGGATAGGCTAGCTAAGCTAGGTATCGTAGCTGATGTTGGTAAAGTAGACAAGAACATTGCCGCTATGCTCAATACCCATGTTAAGCAACTACAAGAACAAGCTGTTCAAGTAAATGCCAACATGACAATGATTGCATCTGAAAGCAAAAAGATTAAACCAACACTTGCCTCTCTACAAAAAGAGTTGGACGAAGTGATGGATGAACTCAACGCAATTGAAGATGCTGAAAAAGGATTGAAGACAGGGTGGCTAGTTGAGCAACCTATTAACCGTACGCTAGATTATTCCATTGTTGGTAAATATTCTGATGATGATATTAATAGCGCAGCACGATTTGCTATGGGCGATTGGGCATTTGCTACATCCAGTGAACTATATTCACAACGTCTTGTAGGTATTAATCAAGGTAGCCGTTATCAGAAGTTGTTGACTAACTTTGTACGACCATCCATTGAGAAGCTAAGTAAAGCAGATATGGTGGCACTGAATGATGCATTAGTCATCGGTGATAAAGAGGGTAAACTATTCTCAGCACATGAACTAGCTGGTCAAGGTCTGTCATTAAAAGCCCGTGATGCCTACTTTAAAGTACGTGCGTTACGTGATGTTATGTGGCAGATGCGTAATGATGTGGCTGTTAAGAGTATGACCCGCCGAGGGTTTGTCCAACTTAACACTGGTCTAAAGTTTGACGATAGTGGTAATCAACTGTTTGGTAAGCCAATAACGCCTAAAGAGGGCAGTTTTGTCTATCTTGGCGATACTGGTGCTATGCAACGTATGAGTGCAGAGTTTCGTGAAGAAGCCATTACTAAGGGTTATGTCTTCTACGAAGCTGCTGAGCCTGTGCTAATTGACGGTAAATATCGTAAAACATTTGGTTTTAAAGTGGGTAGCTTTGCTAGCCAACCTATTGATACTGTAATTCCATATCGTGCAGGGGAATATCGCCGTATTTACAGCGATGAATATTTCGTTAAAATTAAATCTAGCTATGAAGTTGATGGTGTTATTGAAGAAGTTACCACTACTCACCGTACTGCTAGCAATGTGGCTGATGCCAATGCTTATGTAAAAGCTTTGTCTGAAGCTCAGTCATTACATAAAGCTGGTAAACTTACCATTCAAGATGCTAGCCGTTTAATGGAGCCTTATGGCTGGCGACCTGAAGAAATTATTGATGCACTAGATAGCGGTAGATTTGGAACTAACTTTAAAGCAGAAGTTAAGTACAACCGTACAGATGATGATTATGTAGAAGAATCAATTGGCCTTACTAGTAACTTCTCAAGTAAGAGGGGTGATAGAGTGTTATCTGTATTTGGTAAAGATACAGTGAACACAGTTAGCCCATTAGATAGTGTAGCTGCTGAGATTGGTAACACAGCATATGTAGCTTCTACATTAGAGTGGCGTGAAAGTCATATTCAACGTTGGTTTAATAGTTTTGCTGATGACTTACCAGCTAACGTACAAGCTATGACTCCTGATGCTGCATTCCGTTATATGCTTCTTAACAAGGGAATATATGTTGGTCAGAGTAAGCGTTTAGCTGTAGCTGAAAAGGTGCAAGATTACATCATTGCTCAGATGAATATTCCTACTAAAGAAGAGAAGGAATATCTAGGCTTTATGCGTATGATAAGTGAGGGTATTGAAGGTGGTGTAGGTGGTAAACCAGTTATGAAACTAGGTGCTGCATTACGTGCAACTAAAGATTATCCTACATGGGCACGTACCATTGCTTTTCACAGCTTCTTTGCATTTAACCCTGTGCAATTCTTTATGCAAGGTATGAACGCTTTCAACGCTGTAGCTATCTCCCCTGTGCATGGTTTACGTAGTGCTAAGAGTAGCGCACTATATGCGATGGCTTTATTTAGCGATCAAGAATCTATTTGGCAAACTGTAGCTAAGACTAACAAACTAACTAACCTTGGTTTAGGTATGTCTGAAGAAGAGTTTGTTGAAGTAGTTAGAGCTATTCGCCGCACAGGTTTAATGGATGGTATCAATACTAGTAGCTTATATGGTGCTGAAGTAGGTAAGTATGGCATTATGAATAAGCTAACTCGTAATGTAGGTTATCTAGCTGCTACACCCTTTAACTCTGGTGAAGGATATAGTCGTTTAGTTAGCTTTGACATTGCACGTAGGGAATTTATGGAAACTAATCCCGGCACTGCATGGTGGACTGATGACAACTTAACTAAGATTCTAAAGCGTCAAGATGATTTGACACAGAACATGACTAAGGCTAACGTAGCATCATGGCAACAAGGTTGGAAGTCGATCCCTGCTCAGTTCATTCAATATCAAGTAAAGTTGATGATGAACGTTGTGCAGAGTTTAATGGGTAATCCCCGAGCATTCACACAGAAAGAGGCATTGCAGTTATTAGTAACACATGCACTCGTTATGGGTACTGCTGGTAACTTCTTATGGCCCTTCCGGGATTTACTCACAGAAGTACTTCCTGAAGATACGTCTCCAGAAGCTCGTTTGTATGTACAACAAGGTGTTGTTGCAGGTATGATTGGTTCCATTACTGATGGTGAAGCTAAGCTAGCACTAGGTAGCCGATTTAACACATTTAAATATTATGAAGATGTTATTAAAGGGTTATTAGACCCTGAGAAAACATTCATGGAAGTGGCTGCTGGCCCTTCAGGTTTCGCTGCTCTACGCATCCTAGGTGGCTTTGGTGAGGCATTCTCAATCATTGCTAAAGCTCCTATGACTATGGATACATTGCAGATTGCTTTAGGTGAGATTGGTAAAGGAAGTTTCTCTTTCTTCAACAACATCCAGAAGTCACGCATTGCAATGGCTAACTATAACCAAGTGCAAAGTGGTGCTGGTGGAGCCATGTTCCGTGTTACTGACACTGAAGCATGGATGTTAAGTTTTGGTATCCCACCTGCTGTTCAAGAAGACTTGTCCATTCTATATAGTAGTAGAAAATCACAAGCCGATGATATTAAAACATCTGCTAAAGCAATTGGTAAACACTCTATGTTAGCTTTAACTGCGTTACGTAATAACGATAGTGAAGGACATAGAACACACGCTGCAATTGTACAAGCTATTCTGAATACATATTCAGGTAGTGATTTACAGCAACTATATAGAGAAGCTTATAAAGTGGAAGCATTTACTCAATACGAAAAGATGCTTACAGATCAAGCTGTAAAGGATTGGGCAGTAAAAGACATTGTAGTAAATACAGGAGTTAAAGAATAATGGCAACTTATCAAGCAAACATTACTAGAAACATTGAGCCAGCAATGGCTAATCCAGCCATCTTACAACAAGCTGGCGCAGCTACTCGTGGTGCAATTCAAACCCTTGGTGAAGGTGTTAGCGCCCTCTATAAAGGATATGTAGAACAAGAGATAGCTAATATAGAAGAAAGTGCATCACTAATAAACCAAGAGTTGTTTATTAGTAACCAAGCCGCACAAGTTGCAGGTAGGCAAGCAGCCCAACTTGAAGCAGGTAAGCCTATGGCTGGTAGTATGTTTGCAGAAACATTGTTAGGTGCTCAAGGTGAAGAGGCACAAGCAAAAGCTGCACAACAATTAAAATCTTTTGATAGGGAAATTGCACGTTTAAAAGATGCTGCTGAAGGCGGTATGTCTAACGAACAATATGTGTCTCGTATTGATAGTGAAACTAAAAAAGCAATTGCTAAATTTCCCGGCATGGCTAACGAAATTCGTGAACGCATTGGTAGAGTTACGGGGCTACCATACGCTGATCGTTGGGCACAGATGAACTATGTTAAGGAGCGTTTCTCTAAACAAGAAGCTCCTAAGACAAAGACACCAGAAGATATGGCTTTACAAGACATTGATGATGCTGCTAAAACAGGTTTGTTTGGTACTCGTGAAGAACTTTTAAATGACTACCGAACTAATCGTGGTGCATACGATGTTAAGATGACAGGGTTTAAACAAGTATTACAAGCACAAACCCAAGTTAATATTGTTAAGAATAATGTGGGTGCGTTAAGTGGTCAAAGTGATTTTGAAGCTGACACTGTTCGTGCAGGGTTCTCTGCCATCTTTGCTGGTGGTTTAGGTGCTACAACACTAAGTCAATCTGTCAACGATAAAGAACAAGTATTAGGCACTACATTAAAGTTAATGTCTGAAGGTAAAAGTGTTACCGTTGATCCTGTAGCGTTTCAAACCTCCATTGCTGTACACAATGCACAGATGAAAACAAACATTGAAGGTGCACGTACACAAGCCTATCGTTCAATTGATGCCTACCTTGCTAAAAACCCTAACGTGTCAGATAGCAAACGTAAAGAGTTGTATGCAGACATTGATCGTCAAGCTAATCAAGCAATGAGTTTGTATGCGGATGATAAAGGCATTGGCTTACTAGCAATTGCAAATATCTTTAAAAACTATCGTGATAAGAGTTTAACTGAGCAACAACAACTAGTTAACCTAGCTATCCAACAACAATCTGCGATGCAGAATAACCCTATGGTTATGGCATATTGGGCTGGTGGTACTGCTCGTGAGAATTTAAAGCGTACTAATAAGGATTTCCATGACTTTATGGTTGGACAAGAGGCAGAGTTAACAACCTCAGTTAGTGGTGTTCGTAACGTAATAACAGGTGCTACTAACTTAGCTAATGTACAGCGTGTTCTTGTACAAGCACAACAAGACCCTGCTGCTGTCCCTATTGATCCTGTTGCATCCCCTGCAACAACTCGTGCTGCTCATCAAGCATTACAAGCTAGTGCTATTGAAGTTCTTAAGAAAACTACACTTCTCCCTTCTGAAGTTAACATTGCAAGTGCTGCTTTCTCAACTAGCATAGCTACAGGTGCTAACAGTAAGGAACTTGCTAATAGTTACCGTAAGATTGGTGAACAAATTGCTAAGTTACCAAACACTGACCAAGCTATCATTAAGAGCAACGTAAGTAAGAGTGTGTCTGGTGCTGTTATTAGTATCAATGATGTTAAACAAGTAATTGAAGCTAAATATAAAACCAAGTTAACTCTTGGTGTTAATGATGCAGGTGAGATTAGTGTGGTGCTGCCTAAATCTAGGGCTACCCTTGTTGGGCCTGATGCTGCACCAGCAACAAGTAACAGCCTTACAACAACAGTTGCTGCTCAAGAGTTTATGAAGCAAGTTAAACCCATGCTAAACAACATTGTGTACGGTACAGCTATGCTTACAATGAAACAACCTAAAGAAGTCGGTACTGAATTTGCAACTGTTATTAATAATAATCAACCGTATGGTGGGTTTTATCAAAGTGCAGCACAACCAGTTACACAAACTACTACCCCTGATACTAGTACTACTACTGAGCCAAAGCAGTCTAAAAACTGGTGGGAGGAATGATATGTCAGAGTGGAAACAGCTAGTTAAAAATAAGTCTGAGTGGTCTAAATTACAATATAATGACCCTAGACTAGATGCCTTTGCTGAAGAGGTGGAAAGTAAATATGGTTTACCTAAAGGCATTGTGTTATCTGTTAAGAATGCTGGTGAGAGAACTAACCCCGGTCAGGTGAGTCCTAAAGGTGCACAAGGCATTATGCAGTTTATGCCAGCTACACAAAAACTACAGAATGGAATGTTTAAGCACGATGTAAACAATCCCTTTGCTTCCATTGATGCTGCTGGTAAATATTTAAAGTTTACTTTAGATAATCAATATAAAGGGAATGCATTAGCTGCTGTAGCAGATTATAATGGTGGCCCTGCGGCTGGTAAGGCAGTGTTAAAAGGGGAGAAACCGCCAGCTAAAGAAACTCAAGAATATGTTGATAGAGTTAAAACATTCTTAACTGAAAAATATAAGAAATAAGAAAAGGGGCATTGCGCCCCTTTCTTCATTTAGTTAACTCTTTAACAATGTTTTGAACAACGCTATTAATATCTTTCTTAGCCATTAACTTACGCTCTTCTTTGGCAATTAGATACTGAATGTTGTGCATACATTTATGTAAATCTTCTAGTGGCTTACCTTTATCCTTGTAGCGTAGCAAGTATTTAAGGGCACTAGCTTCCCAACCATTCATGTCATACGCTTCCCATACCTCCCACGGTTGAATAGCACGATCTTTGTAATGGTTGCCACCATACTGCGTAGCCATAACATCATCATACTGCATCAGGTTTTCCCTTTAGTAAAGCTGGTAGTTTATCTTCTTTCTCTAGCCGATCAATCTCCCTCCTCATTACTGAGATAAAACCCTCTTGCAACAAAAGTTGCATCATTCTTGGTTCAATATCTTTCAACACTACTGTTGCACTACCATCTTCATGTTCTTCAACTAGTTCAAGTTCCATTTTATTTCTCCATAAAGCTGTTACAAATTTGATGCATCTTACCGTCTTCTGTCTTAAACTGTAAGACAATTTCCACTGTCTTATCTGTCTCGTACACTTTAAGCCGCACATAGCGTCTTAGTGCCTCCATCATTCGATAACTCTCCTCATTACTGCTCATACCTACTCCTCAAAGTTTTCTTAGCTTTGTACACCAAGTTTTTAGCATGTTTAGAACTACATGCAAGGGCTACACCAATGTCATTGTAGCACATTCCTTGAGCATGTTTCATGTACAGTGCTTTACGTTGTTTTTCTGGTAAATCACTTATCATGTCTAACAACTGGTGAAACTCTTGCTTAGTATTTAACAGGGTTTCAGGGGTAACACTAGTCACACTATCAACTTCTGTTTTAATGCTCTCAAACGGTCTTTTAGAGGCCTTGTTGATGGCAATTGTACATAGCCAAGTATAGAACTGACTATCACCACGAAACGTCTTGAGATACCTAAAGGCTGCTGCAAACGTATCTTGGGTTAAGTCTTCTGCTAGTGCATTGTCGTTAACCCTTTTACGTAAGAAACTAAATATACGCTTCCAATATTTAGCTGTTAGAGAGGAGTAAGCTTCCTCACTCCCCCCTAACGCTTCAGCTATTAGTAACTGGTCTTCAGATTTCACAGACACCAGCGACACACGCTAGTTGCTGAGCACCTTCAACGTTGTCTGTATATTCTAGGAACGTATTCCAATCAACAGACTTCGGCATACCTGTTTTTAATAGGTCGTACATATCTTCTGTAATCTCCTCGTAGGGGGCTTGCTTGTAGCTACCACCGTCCCACGGTAGGAAACTAATACCACTAATCTCGTCAAAGTGTTCCCACACCCAAGCACCAACTGAAGGCCAATCTTTCTCTTTGACATATACAGTTACTGAGGGCTTATGCTCACACCAATGACGTTGATAGATTAGCCACAATTTAAGGTGAGTGAAAGAGTCCAACTCATCTCGTGTAACACAACCATCAGGGGCTTTCATAGGAAAGCTAAAGATAGTTGTATCATGAGGCTTCATCACATCCGCTTCTGAAGGTACTCCATGACCTTGTAGAAAGGCTGTGATAGGGTCTTTGTTATCGTTCCGCACACGGCGAATGTAGTAATCACTGTGGCGAGCATGAATGCCGCTGGCACTATCAACAAGTTGAGAAACAGTACCAGAAGGCTTAACACACGTAATAGCAGCGGATTGAGGAATTCCCAACGCATTAGCAAGTTCCTTATTAGTAACAACTGACAACTCACGTAGAGCATCTAGCCTTGATGACAGACCCACATCGTGAATATTATTTAGCAACGCACAGTCTAGAATTCCTGTAATTGACACGCCTAGCAAACGTTCTTCTTCAGTGTTCTTCTGCCAGATTTTCCTTAGATAAGGGAATTCTGTAAGAGTAGACTGGAAAGTCCCAAGGATAGAGGCCAATCTAACTTTTCGCTGTAGACTTGCTTCATCATCGTCTGCTCGGGCCACCACTTCAGTAAGGTTACAGAACTGATACGGACGTAAGATGATCTCGGAGCATGGATTAGTCCCAAAATCATAACTGCTATCTCTTCGTCCTCGTTTCGCAACTGTAGATTTAGCAGCTTCTCGGGAAAAGATGCCACGTTCACCAGAGTAGCTTTGATACAATGCCAACCACTCTGACATAAACTCCCCAACTGTGGGGCGTTCATTATAGCTTGCGCTATTGTTTGCAAGTGCTCGTTGTCCTTCTCGCTCCCACCACTGTCCAGCTTTAGCATGTCGCATCCGATCATCTGACAAATCACTTAGGCTAATCATCGCTGACCTACGTACCCCACCAACAACCACGACTTCTCCAATCTTGCACATAATGTCATGGCATTCCAAGCTGGTAAGTTTCCGACCTGCCGCACCTTTAAACTTATTAGTAACAAATTCAAAGAGTTCAGTGAGGGGTTTAGGGCCGCTAGCTCTACCACCAAACGTTTTAAGGCGTGCCCCTGCCGGACGCACTTTGGTAACGTCCCATTTTGGTACTTCCCCGGAATACAGTAAGGCGATGAGTTGACGTAGGCTTTTGGCCCAACCTGCTTTGCTATCAGACACAGAGATAGTAGTGTCGCTGTTAAACATTTGCGTAGGTACTTCGGGTAGCTTATTAACATACTTGCTCTCAACTGAGAATCCAACACCAGTGCCGCATAACAAGATGTACATGGCTTCATCAAAGGATTTAACATCATCTACAGGTAGGTAGGAACAGTTATACCCTGCTGTGTTGTCTCGGTTTAGTGCCTCCCCTGCGGTCATCATAGCTCTCATAGAAGGCATTACTTCGTGATTGAGAATTGCTGAATGTAACTCGTCATACAATTCAGGGGTCATCTTGTAATGCATCTTACCAATGAGGTGGCGATGCATAAAGTTCATGTAGCGGTCAACTGTCTCAGGCCAATGCTCACGGCGGTTCTCATCCTCTAGGAATCGGCTATAGCGACTCTTAGCAATGAATGTTTCGTAGATACCCATTTCGTGTTTAATCATCTTCTAATTCCTCTTCGTTATAAAATGCAAATTCTGCAATACCTAAATAGATGCATAGATAGACACCGGGGCCAGAATTAATTTCAAACCCTAATGCAAATCCAGCCATTAATCTAATTGCGATGGACATTTAACCTCCATGTTGCGTAGTTCACATTCACGCATGTTATTAATAATAAACTTGGCTTGGTCAGATAACATCTTGTAGAACAAGGGGCCATACTTACCACTACACACAATGTAATCAAAGTCTGCAATTACACCATGTAACCATGCTTCCTCTTCGTTTACATCATCTATCATCACCACTTCCTTGTAGTGTACCACGTTGCTGTCGGCTACGTAGCTTGTTAATGTTACCAATGGCAACATCTTGTAAGTCTAGGTTGTAGTGTTCAGATAGTACAGCTACAAACCATAACACATCACCCAACTCCTTTTTTAAGCTGTCTCGGTTTACTAGGTTTCCGCTGTCCCTCACTGCTTTTGCGAACAGGGACGCTACTTCCCCCGCTTCCCCTACTAGCCCTAGGCTTAGGTACTGGTCGTTTAACGCTGTCGGAAGTGCTAGCCTTGCCGCCATCTCTTGATACTCTCGTAGATTCATCCTTTTCTTCCTTTGTTTTTATTTTATGACACGTAGTGCACAATACTTGTAAGTTATTCTTCTCGCAGAACATACGATCAATGTACACATCCCAAGAAACAAAACCCGTAGTTGGATTGACTACAGGTTCCATATGGTCAACCTGAACATCCTTAGCTGTATACTCATTCTTACAACAAGCACACCTATAATGCATTGCTAGTTTACCAGACTTCTTATTAGTCTTCCTACCTAACTCTGCTTCTTTAAGTGCTTTCCACTTAGGGGGCCACCTTCGCATTCCACCACGTAGCGTACTAGTAATGAAGCTGCGATAGCGGCCTTCTGTCCACTCTCCATCGTTCCTTAAATTACCCACGGAATTACTTTAGTCCATGCGGCAAAATGATGAGTAGTGCCGTTGCTGTCAACGCATTTGCTGTACATTCCGTCAATACCCATGAACTTGTATACATCATCCGTTGTAAACTTTTCACTGTCTGGAGGTACACTGACAACATCTGCTGGTGCAAGTTTGAAATGTTTACCACGTTCCATGTCATATAGTGCCTTCATGTCGGAAATATCTATTTCACTTATCATACATTCCTCACTTTAAGTTTAACCAAAGTCCTATCTGTGCAAAGGCATACCCTGTCCAAATCATACCGTTAGACATTTCGCCTTTGCTCCATTGTAGCACACCTACGATGAGATAGCCAATTCCTGTAGCTCCTACAATAAGATGCTCAAGTGTCATGCTTAGGCCTATACACTGTGTTCATTGTTTCAAAGCTTCCATCGTCATACTTCTTCAAGACAATGGATGTACGAATGTTATCTGTTCCTAAGATTGGATGATCTAGCCCATGCACACGGGCATACTCTACACATCCATCATCGTCTGCGTAATTACCATAAACACGTTCGTGCATAGGTGCTAACTCTACTCTGTAGAATATAGGCTCGCCTAAGAAATGCACAACTGGTTTAATCATGTTGGTGCTGTCAATTACTTCCATAAATACTCCATTGTTGGATAACATTTAAGTAGTTGCTCTTTTACTAGTAATGCCACTTCACGATGTTCTTTCTGAGTAGATGGGTCACATCGTACTTCAAGATAGTGAATCCAATTACGTAGTGTACCCTTCATGTACATCTTACTCATTGTCAATCCTTCAGGAAGGAGTTTACGTGCCACCTCTTTTGCAATGCCTTTTTTCAAAGCAGATTCGTACATAAACCGAGCATCACCTAGTACACGTTTTTGAGCACCTTCCCACCAATATTTGAGAGCTAAGTCTTCTGTCTCTAAACTATTCTGCCTGTTCTTTCCATCTTGCATACGGCAGTCAGATAGTTCAAAGCTCTGTACCTCTGCATATCGCTGGCTAAACTCTTGAAAGTAGAAGCTTCGGTGTCGTAATATTTGTCGGGCAATGTCTCGTGTAGTTTCAATTTCTACACACATGTCCACCATATCTAACGGCGACCAATGCTTATTCTTTACAAGGTATTTAACCAACTTACCTGCTGTCTCTTTATTGTCTTGGTTCTCAGGGTTGGACACTCGTGCCATGTACGCCACTAAATCCTCCCCTTCCGGGGTACTCCATATCAATTTTACCTTGCTCATAATCTTGTAACTCCTGTGCCCAATCACGTTGTCGTTCGTTATTAATAACTTCTTTACGTTTACTCTTCCCAATCTTCTCCAGTTCCAAAGTCGGGCGGCTCGTCTTCTTCAAGTTCGTCTTCTGTGTCGTCATTTGTTTGAAAAAATTTATGGTAGTTAGCAACTAATACATCTGGTAAAAGAAGCACTAGATCATCTACTGACAATCCTAGTGCAATGGTTAACTCTACTGGGTCATCAAAGTTCTCCTCAATAAATTGTTTCACTTGCCATAGTTTATCATTGTAGTTCATTCTTTTTACCCTGCAACTTCTTACGCTCTTTTTCTTTCTTACTTAGATTATCCTTGATTTCATCATAGTGTTGTAGATATACATCTCGGAATGCACTAATTTCTACTAACAGTAAGTTTAGCTTAGCAATCTTAACATCTACATCCTTAACATCATAAAGGCTGAAATCTAAATTAACTTGTCGTGCACAATCTGTAATGCTAACACTACCCTCTACGCCACCACTCCACAGTGTTGTATCAATGCTCGTTTCAATTGCAGATAATCCCGTAGATTTATTTAAAAACTTACGTGAGTAATGTTTAATCTTGACCATATCGTTTTCCTAAATATTCAATAGACAAAAACATTTCATCAAAGTGACCATCATTTACTTCGTTGAGCATAACCAAACCTCGCCAATGTTTGTTGGAAAGTTGATCCATGTAACTCTCATCGTGCAAATAATAACTCCCTGCAATTATAGCACAGATTGATTTACCATCTGCTCGTTTACCGTAGGCTACTTGCTTACCTTGCTGATGACCAGCAATACAAGACATATGCAACTTACTAATAATAGCGGAAGCAGTACTAGATGGCCTACCCATAGCTCCAACAGGCCAATAATGGTTGAAACCAACACCATTGATAAAAACAGGATGGAGGAATTCATGGACTTCCCAATCTTTCTCGTAACCTAGGTCGGCTGTTGATATTAAGCCTTCTAAGGTAGGGTTATTGTTAACTGCACGATTGATGCGATTCTCATGGTTTCCCATCAGCATAATCATACGGGGCTTATATACTTTGTGTTTGGTATCTTTCTGCACTTTCTGTAGCTGTCGCAATGGGGCTAGCATCTCTTGCATAGCCACCTTAGTAATCTCTACATCTTTCTTATACCGTAACCCTTCAAAGTATTTACTGCCCTTAACGTCATGTGTTGACAATGAGGGCATGTCAGCAAAGTCTCCTAGGTTGACAACTACGTCAGGTCGGTAATCAGCAATTGCCTTACCAACCCAAGGTAGATGTTCCCTAGATACACCTTCCTTAATCTGACAATCCGGGATTACTAATATCTTCATCATCAAATCCTTTTGTAATGACTTCCCAATCCGCATCAATGCGTTTACTAACTTTATCATAGACACCTACATATCCTGTAGCATCTAGGAACTTAGCAAACTGCAACATAATGTTGTCCCAACGTGTCTCGTCTGATATTTCAAACTCATGTACTACACGTAGATCAGTTGGATATTCAATATCAGGAAACGAATTGTCTTCTAGATCACTTGGCTCAAAACATTCAAAACGGAATTGCATCACTATCTCCTTCTACAACAATAAAAGCTTTAATTGGTTTATATACATTAACACCATCGTTACTGTATTCGGCATGGTATTTGGCGCTACTAATAGCACTCTTCTCTGACACATACATCTTAGGGGTAGTTGTGTTTTGTGTACACATAAACTCGCCTAACACTGATCGGTGCTTGAGCACCCAACCCTCTTTAATTACTTGCATTGGTAATCTCCATAACTCGGGGTACATCTACCACTTCAACTAGAAACTCGGGGCCACTGGCGTATAAGAATGTACGCATCTCTGGAAAACATTCTTTCTTAAAGTTGCAATAACTGCAACTAGTGCATAGCTTTTTGTTCTTACTAGTCTTACTGGCTGGAACAGGGTCTAGTCGTTTGATGCTGTCAGGGCTGGATAATGAAGCAGTGTCTGCCGCATGTTCAGCTTGCATCTTAAACAAACCTTTGTTCACCTCAATAGGGTAGTAGTTTACATGGCCTAGCTCTTTCTGGATAGTGAGAAAACCAGCATCGTTATAATTAAGAGAAGTAGCATAGCCATTAAGTTGTTGGTAATATCCAAAGGGGTCATCGACTAAGTTGTTTTTAAACTTCTCTTCAGAATATTTAGTAACACTCTTAACGTCAACCATTGCACCATCAATCACAGCGTCAATGCGTCCTCGTACATACCAACCATCACCAATGTCGTAAACCACTCGCTCCTGTTTCTTCTCCACTGTGTGACCAGCATCCTCTGCCACATTCAATACCAACTCTTCTAGAATGTCTCCGTAAAAGAATTTAAGTAAGGCACGACCATCAGGCTTCTCAGCAACGGTAGGCATATTGTACTTATACCATAGTCTACGTGCACATGGATCACCTACTTCAGAGAAGTACAACACCTTCTGTTCACGCAACTTATCTCGTGGGGTAAACCATTTGTCATAGCTTATATCTACCTTGTTGTTATTAGTAACAGGGGCTAAGCCCCCGCTAACAACACTGTAAATATCTTCTACCAGTGTATTGATTGATTTCACTTAATCATTTCCTCTGCTTGTGCGGCATCCAAGTCACCACATGAATAGGCTTCAAACTTACGTGCAATCTCAATGATTAAATCAGCATATGCTTGCACAGTGTCAATATCTTCACTGCTATCTAGGTAGTCACACACTGCCTTAGTAGCATTCGTAATGGAGTTCTGTCGGACAATGGCACGATCACCATGCAATAGGGGAATAGGAAACACCTTGCTAGGAGGGCTATAAGGGGCTTTACCGGGGCTAGCGGCTGATGCGCTAGGGGTAGGTGCACCTGTACCCTTCTTGAGCATTTGAACAGAAGCTAAGTCAACGTTCTTACCGTATGTGTTCTCGGTATATTGAAAGTCAACTTCGTCACCAATTGCAAACGCTGGCTTCTTAAAGCCATAGCTGAAACGTTCACCACCTGCTGTGATGGTGTACGCTGGCTTAGGGCCAAACTTAGTAGTAACTTCTTTGGTCGTGATGTTCTCGATGATATAGCTCATTTATCTTCCTTTAGTAAAACAAATTTGTCTTGCCAGTTTAGTCCAGCATCCACACCAACACCTAGTTGGCATGGGAAATCAATGTTGAAAATACTCTTCATGTATTTTGGTGCATCCTCTAATGTTTGCTTAGCCAATATAGCACACTTTTCTAACTTGTCAAGCGGTACATCAAGTACCACAGAATCGTGCACAGTCATTACTAGTTTCACATCTGGTGTCAGGGAGGCTTCTTCCAACTTACGTAGCAAGATACCAACCATCATAGGGACAACATCCCCTGTAGCAAAGCCCTGAATAGGCCAATTCTTTAACTCGGTAGGACTGAATGACAGACCTCCTTTGTATTCGTTAGCATACTTGTTAAAGATGTAGTGTCGCCCTGTAGGGCTGGTATGGTAGTAGGTATATTGCGGCCCACTAATATCTGGACAGTAACTAATTACTGCATCTTTCTCTGCCTTTGCAACTATTTCTTCATGGTAACGTTTAACTCCTGTGTAACGTGAATAGAATGTGTTAATAAACTTCTTAGCTGTTGCTCTATCACAACCGCTTTGCGCCATAAGCGTAGTAGCTCCTCCTCCGTATACGAGCAAGAAGCTAAAACGCTTAAAGGGTTTCCGTTCTTTGTCAGTTGGATATCTACCATACATTCCTTTGTAAAGTTCACGGTGCATATCCCTACCGTTATTAATATCGTCAATGAGTTGCTTGTCATCGGCTAAGTAGGCCAATGCAACCATCTCTAGCTGGCTGTAGTCAAGTTCCAAGATGTTACCGTTATCTTTATAACGGCTAACGTATGCTTTTTTAACATCCCCTGTATCTGTCTGGTTCTGTAGGTTAGGGTTAGTGGCTGACAATCTTCCTGTCTTGGTTGCACAATGGTTGAGGTTGGGATAGATGTTATCGTCTGGAAATCGTAGTCCAATGAGTCCTTCGTAATAGGTGTCCTTAATCTTGCTGTATTCACGAATTAACAATAACTGTTGTGCCACTGAGTCACCACCACTTGCTAACTGCTTTAACACTGCGTCATCTGTTGAGTAGTAACCACCCTTACCTAACTCCCCCGTAGGGGCATATTTGCCAACAACTCTCCGAATGCTCTCCACCGTTTTAGTTTTTGGTTTACCATTCTTATAAAATCCATCATCTACCTTCTCCTTATACTTCTCTTCACCCCCAAAGAAATACAGGGATAGTTGTTTAGGGCTAGCTGTATCTAGATCAGGTGCTTCTTCTGCAACTGTCGCTTGTGCTGTCTTCAGCATAATGTCGTAGAAGTCACGCTGTGTATGTACGTACTCCCAATCAACACGCATACCGTTTCTATTCATCTCAATGGTTGCACGTAGTGCGTCCATCTGTGTGAACATCAAAGGTAGAATGTCTAAGCCTTCTGCTTCTGCCCACTGTTGCTCAAAGATTATGGCTGTATTCTCTACGTCACCTTTCAAATAGTCCATCAACTCCTCACGGGGAATATGTGGCGTATCAATGCCAGCCTTCCAATAGGCTTTAATCTTGTCATCCTTCAGTGCATGTGCACCAATATATTCCTTAGTTAGTTCATCCAGTGATGCATACAAATGGCGCTGACCACTGAGTAGGTAGGCGGCTAACTGTGTGTCCCAAATACGTGGCAATGTATTATTAGTATCACGATAGATGTACAACAAATCAAACTTAACATTGTGACCAATGACAAGTGATGCTGCATCGCACAAGTTACGCAATGGTGTTAGGTCTAATCCCGTTGCATCATACTTGTATCCTGACGTACCACCTACGCAACATGTACCCCAAGCAATGACCTTGTTACCTCTCCACATAGGGTTGCCACTGTTGTTACCTACTGGACAACGAATGGTTGTCTCAAGATCAACTACTAGATTCATCTTTCAACTCCTTTCTAACTGTTGACAGCAACTCTTTTACGTTCATTACAAACTTGTTGTCCTTGTGAATAAACACTTCTGATTTTGGATCGGTAATCCACATATGACTACCCTTCTCTTCAGGTGCAATTATAACATCATACCAAACCCTATTAATATTTTTAAAATAGATGCGTAGATAACCATCTACATCTATATACACATCACCTTCATTTGGTTTTCCATTTACTGACATATCGTGCCTTTGCTGGTTCAATGTTAACTTCGAAACATCCATGTCTATGTGCTTCAAGTGTTTCGCTACCTCCGAATAACTTGTTTTTTGGAATATGGATAAATCGTTGTAAGTCCATACCCGGTTCATTACTTTTTCCAATAGTGACAATAGCATCAGCTTCCCCAATCTTATCTGTCTTGCTACCTCGTAGCTGGTTCATCTGAATCCACTTCTCTCCCTCACCTGTACCGTCCACCTGACTAATGGCAATGACAGGGCAATATTCTTTAGCCAAATCTCGTGCCCACTCGTATAGCTGTCCGATACGCAGGTCTTCCCTATCTTGCTTGAAACCATGTACCTTGTCAAGTTGGTCAAAGATGATGAGTCCCGGCTTGTACTCATTAAACAATCTTGCAATCTTAGTCACACTCTTAATGCCTGAGTCATCATCCAAGATTAGGAAACGTTGACCACCTCCCTTTAGGAATTCAGCTTCATGTGTCTTAGGGTCACTAAGTAATTCGCTACTAGTAACTTGGCTGTAGGCTTGAATCACACGCATCATAACCTTGTTGCTAGCTTCTTCGTTGTTAATCCAAATCACATGCTCATCAGGTTGTAGCTGAGTCATCATGTAACTTGCTTCACTAGCTGTAAACGTTGTCTTACCTGTCTCTGGTCGTGCCGCAATGATGATGAAGTCACCCTTACGTATTGGCCCTAGTGCTACGTTCAACTCTTTCAGTCTCCAATTAAGTCCACCACTTGCAACCACACCAGACAAGTAATCTAGTGACGGTTTAACGAACACATCATCCTTCTCTACGCTAGCACCTACTTCTTTCTTGTAGGCGTTAAGTAACGGCTCAATGCTTTCCAAGTCGCCGCCCATACCAGTGCCAATCTTAAGGCACACATCGTAAATCTGTGTTGCATAGTCAGTCTCAATTAGTTTGCCTAGCAAATCTTTGACAATGGGTGAGGGCTTATCTAACGCATCCTTCAGGTTGTCAAATGCAACCTCGTATGATGATGGGTCTTTAACCTTCCTACCCTTCACAATTGAAAAGAATGTACGAAACTCAGGGTAATTAATTTCTGTACGTGTTGGGTAGTTGTCCCAATACTCACCTAACACATTAAATATTTCTAATGTAATGGGTGATACGTTGTGTTTCTTTACATGATCCTTAAATCTGTTGTAAGTGTCTTTGTTACTAGTAACTGCTAGTAAGTCAATGTCATAGCTCATTCAAAGCTCCATGTCTTTAAGTATCTCAAGAGATAATTCCTTTGGTTGATGATTGAATATAGCTGAGATGTTAGGGACAATTGGTGATACATCAACAAACAATTTCTTAGCTGCTGCATGTCCTGCGATATCATCGTCTAGCCATAATACCACACGTTTTGTCCTAAACATACTCAAAACTCTCTGTGCTTCTCCATCTAGTTTAGTGCCTAACAAACACAAGGTTGGATAACCTGCATAACGTAACTTATAACTGCTAAGTAAATCTTCTACAATAATTAGTGGCTTACTTCTAATACCAGCAATACACTCTAAGAAACTAAATCGTTGTTTACTATATGTAAGATACTTAGGTGCTTTATTGTAACGTCTTATTTGATAACCATAAATAAATAAATCATTAAATATAGGTAGTACAACACCCTCGTCTGTTTCAGCAATGCGAAACTGGTTAACCAGTGATTCGTTAAATCCATACTGGCCTAACCACAACTGCCCTTCAACTTTAAACTTAGCATAGTCAAGTTCTTTTGTCAAGTCTTTGTAATCAGGGATTGGTGTCCTAGACACTACAGCCCTTGTTGTTGCCTTTATGCTTCTAACTGTCTCTTTTGGTCGGTAATATCCGCTATCTCCACAGTTATGGCAGTGCCACATGAATGCACCATCTAAGTTCTTAACGTACAATCTCTCCCTATTATCCATGCCATTAGGACAATCAACATGGTTGTACTTAGCTTGATCCCCTTCATCTAAAGTCTCAAAGTCGTGTGCGTTACTAGTAAGCACATGTTTTGCTTCTTGTGCATAGTAGGTTGTCATATGTTCTTCTCCTTGAGTTTGGCTTCGATGGCTCGGGCAAAGTCATCTTCGTGGTAGTACGGGCTTGACTCAGCCCACATGTCAGTGATCTCCTCATCCGTCAGCCCAACCCATGTGCGCTGTGATGGTGGGGATGTGTAGAGGGGTGCAATCTCAGAGCCGCAACCTTCTATTTGTCCTGCCAGTATTTCTTCGGCGCCATCAAGATACAAAGTTGGT